AACCAGTATGTATATCTGATGTTACAGAAGTTAAATATATTTCTGAACCAGATAAAACAGTTCCATTTTTATGTACAGCTATTGTTAATTTTTTATCAGAACCAGATGCTTGTGATACTGCTACATCAAAATCTACTTTAAGAATTACTGTAGGTGTGCCTGTATAAGTTAATCTTGCACTTGTAGCTTCAGTAACTAAATTGTTTATGCCACTAGCTATTGTAGTAGGTGCTACTTTTTGTGTAGCTGCACCATAACTTAATGTATAAGGTGATCCAAGATTATAAAAATAAAATTTACCTCTTGGTGTATTCAGGCTTCCACTTGCTACTGTAGACCAAGCACCAGAACCTGAACCATTTGCAACATAAACTTGATTTGCACCAGCTGCTGCTACTCCTTTAGGTTCATGTAGATCTGCACCTGTAATAAGTTTATGTTGTATTGTCATAGTATTTCCTGTGTTAAATTAGGGGCAAGCCCCGAAGGGCTTACCGAGGTATTACTTACTATACGTTACCGTTGTAAGTATATTGTACTCTCAACTTAGCTGCACCTGCAGTAAGCGTTCCCGCTGCTGCTGATACAGTTACTGAAGCTGCTACATTACCAATAGTTTTCTTATGGTAAGCACCTGCACCAGAAATTACACTACCTTTAGTAGTAATCAGTGCATTAGTAGCTTGCGCTGCTGCAATAAGCGAATCTGCATCAGTTGCTTCTCCTACATGACCTACTTGTAAGGTTGGAGTTGATGTACCAGCAAAAGCTGTTGTAATGTACAAAACTGCGCTTTGTATCATTGCATTAGCTGGGAGTTTAAATGTCAAAGCTGTTGTTCCTGCTTCAGGCAACTTATCATATTCAAATTCCCACTCTGCTGTTTTAATCATTCCTTCTTTAGAACTTTCTTGACCACCAAATTGTCCATCTGTAGTACGAGGACCATAATGGGTAGCCACATTTCTTTTACTTCCGACTTCGTATCCCATTATAATCTCCTAGTATGTAGCATGATCAGTTAAGATCACACCGAGTGTGTCAAGACGTTGTGCGCCAAAGCCAAAACGAGAAGTAACTTGGAATTTATCAGCTCTTTCTTCGTTGTCTCTCCAACCTTCTGTTTGCGGAGCACGTCTCCATGCATGCATTAAAGGTTTACAAGAGTCATCAGCAACACACATAAACACATTAGCTTTATTACCAATTTCAGCTGTGTCATTAGCTAAACCATACGCAGAAGCGTCAATAGTTTCAGTAGCAGTTTTAGATGGTAAAAAGTTTGATGTGTAAACGTCAAAGCCCATGATGTTTCTAACAAATTTATGATCTCTTGCAAAACCTTCATTAAGAATACCTTGGAATTGCGGGGTATTGTTAACAACGTTTGTTGATGAGATTAATTCGTTTAATGTTGCTTCTACAATAGGATCAACAATTGCAATCCTACCACCTGCAGGAACATTAGCTTTATCAAAAGATAATTTCATTGCTACGAAATCAGATAAAACTATATGTCTAGAAGTTCCACCATCACCACCAGCTACAAACCTATGGGGTCTACCATTAACTAAGTTAACGTTAGCATTAGTTTGAGCAGCGTTAGCCACGTTTAAAAATTTAGTCTCATGGTTTTCACCAAGAGCTCGAGTAGATTCCAATGCTCGCATTGACATTAAAGTATCAATTTGAGAACCATCTTCACGTAGGTCATCAGTAACTTTCCAAGCATCACCAACGTAGTCAGTAATAGAAAGAGTTAAAGTACCTGTGTCAATGTCATGGAAATTTAAGGGTGTATCTTCAGCCGCATCTTGAAGAGAAACTGTACCAACTGTTTTAACATTTAGAGTTGTTCCAGAACTAAAGTCTGTTACATCACGCCACATTCCTTCAGGTAGTAAGTAGTCATGTAAGTTATCAAGAATAAACTGAGAATACTGCTGCGATTCAATAAACGCAGGAGTTGTTCCAGTACTAGCCATAATTAATTTCCTTTAAATTATGATTGTTTAGATTTCTCGCCAGCAATTTTCCAAGCAGCTGCTAAATCCTTTGTTGTTGCACCCTGTTTTACTCGAGCACTTAACTCTGATTTAGGGTTAGCCTGGTTCCTAAAAGCTTCAGTATTTATTGAACTAGAAGGTTTAGCTACTGGAGAATCTCCAGAATTTTCTAACTCATTAAGTCGTAAAACTAACTTAGGGTTTGTTGCAGCAAGGTTGTGTAATTGTTCTATTGTTAAACCATTCGTTAAAGCCATAGAATTGTAAACTGTTTCTGCTTTATCTCCATACTGAGTCATAAACTTTTCAGCTACAGACTTAGCATTTTGAGCATAAACCTTTTCTTTTTCTTTGGTTTCTATTGTTTGGTTAACAACATTTTGAAGCATATCTTGATTAAATTCAGTTCCTTGAGAGGTCGTCTCCGGAGCTTGAATTCCAGACTTAATTTCATCTAAAAGATCTTGAGTAGTTTTTCTCTTAGTTAGTTCTTCTTTTACTTCAGCAAGTTCAGACTCAAGAGTTTGAATATGCTTTTGTGCATGAGGAACAGATCTAAGAGCTTCTTCTGGACTCTGATATTTTTTTCCTTCACCAACTAACGCTTGAGCTTCGGTAGGAATTTCAAAAGCTTTTGGTGTAGTATCTTGTTGTATAGACTCAGTTGTCTGAGTTTCTACAGGGGTTTCTTGTTGTTCAGTTTGTACTTCTTTATTTTCTTCCATTTTGATCTCCTTGGTCAGGAATTAAATTATTAAGCTTTAAAAAAGCTTTTTGTAAACCTAATTGAAAAGCTATATATTCTGAATAAGCTGGCATAGTATAAATTTCTTCATCTACCATCTTTCTTCGAGATAATTCTACTTGTTCATCTAAGTATTCTTTTAGTAATTTAAAACATTCTTGTTTACTAAGTTCTTTTGCTTTATCTGATTTTAAATCTATCATATTAATATTATAACATATTTTTTAAATAAAGTCAATAAATTTATTCTATTGGTGGTTCTTCATCTTGTGCTGCAAGTACTTGTTCATCAATTTCAGCTAATTCATTATCTTGTTCTTGCATCATTACTTGATTCATATTAGGTTCTAAAGTTTGTTGTGCTAATTCTTGTTGTACTTGTTGAACAATTTTTTGTTGTTCTCCTTGTTCAAATAAACCTACAAACTCTCCAATAAAGTCATACTTTTCAAAACCCATATATTCTTCAACCATTTGTGCAATACGTTTACCAGAAATGTGTGGCTGTACTATAGCTCCTATTGGACTATTAAATAATCCTAACATGTTTTGCAATAATTGTGCTCTCATTGCATAATGTCTAGCTCCAACAGGTCTTAATTTACCTCGGATTGTTAAATCATCTTTAGTTATTGATAAGAAATCCATTACACCAATATCATCATCCATTACTCTTGTTAGTTCTTGAGAATCTATATAATGTCTAGACATTTCTAACATTTTATTTAAAATAGGTTCTAAAAATTCTCTTTCAAATCTATTAACTTTATGTTGAAAAATTCTACTTGCAGCATTCTGCAATTGTTGTACTTCAAATGCTGTTTTTTCTCCTGGAGTTCTAATACCCATAGATTCTTTTGGAGACCCTGCCATTTCTTCCATTACTTGTAATAATGCTGAGATCTCATTGTTTACTTGAAAAGCTGCAGGATTAGGAGGCATAGCTGCTACATCACCATCTTCTGGTATATGTATTGTTTCTTCTGGTCCCCATTCAAAAGGTTCAACATCACCTTTAATTTTTAATGGTGGATGTATAGTTAAATCTAATGCATCTGCTTTTAAATTTTCTAAATGATCTACTCTATACTGCATACCCACTAAGTTATCTAATGGACCCATAGCATATAAATTATCTGGACGTTCTCTCCAACCAACATGAGTTTTTGTATCTTTACCTAACCAAGAAGGATTAGTTTCATTTTTAATTATATAACTTCTATCAACAATAGTAATTACTTTATTTTCTTCTAATTCTCCAGTAGCTTCGTTATAATAATCACCTTCAAATTCAAGTAATTCTACCATACCAGATTGATAATATTCTTGTAAAGACCCAAAACCATCTACTAAAAATGCTTCTGCTTTACCTATATCTTCTTTATTAAAAGTACTAATGCTTTTTCTAACATCTACAATTTTATTAAAAGCTGCTTCATCATACTTTAAATCTGGTCTATATTTAATATCTTTTTTTAATTCTCCAATAGATTTCATATACCTTGTAAATTTAGGAGCTTCACTAAATGAAGGTGCTGTAGGATTAAAAATAAGATCAAAAGGAGAAATCCTAATTAATTTAGGTCCTTTATAAGTAGTTATTCTTTCTCCAGTAACTTCATCTGTATGGTGTTCATCTACATAAGTTACTTCACCAAAAGCATTACCGTAATCAATATAATCATAAACAAGACTAGATATAACTTCTCTAAAATCAGATTCCCGTAATTTATTTGACATATAAGCTTGTATAGCTTTTCTTTTATTTTTTGTAGCCGACTCTAAATCATATCCTTCCCATTTCATCCAATCATCATTGGGAAATAATGCATCTAAATAATTTGCATGTAAATTATCTCTAATTTGTGTTAGTTTAGGTACAGTAGTTTTGTTTTTCCAAGGTAATGTAGAATTAGACGTTGTTGTAGTATCAGTTGCAAATAAATAATTTCTTAATTCACGCCATTCTTGTTCTTTAGAAGTTCTTTGTGTATACCATTGATTATATAAACCAGCTAACGTTCTAGCCATGTTATCTCTGTCTAATAAATCTCTAATTTCTGCTACTTTACCTGCCATAATTTTTCCTTAATAAGAAACTCCACCAAATCTAGAGTGTGTCATAACATTTTTACTAATACCAGATAAAACTCCTGCTCTTTGTTTAGGAGCAATTGATATTGCTATTGCATTTGATAACGCATCTTTTATATCATCATGTGGTGGGTGTACCATTACTAACTCTTCTTCTAATGTTTGACAATTACCACCTTTATAATGCCAAACCTGTAAATTATCATACTTAGGTTCAAGTATAGCTCCTACTCGTTGTGTTTTATCTCCTAAATGTCTAGTTGGTCTAAATTCATCTATAGATAACGGTATTCCATTAGGTTTAAGATAACTATCTTTTAATTCTTTTACTATTGTTTGTTGAGCTACTGTTATTTCTGCTCTTATTTTTCTAAATCCCCACTTTTCCCAAGAAGATACTATGTGTTTGTAATAATCTACTATTTTTTCAGTTTTAAATCTATCTATATCTAATACATAGTAATTATTTTGATGGTCTACTCCAACAATTACTAATGCAGTATAATCAGCTTGTTTACGTAAACTAAATGCAAAATCAATAGCTGCGTATACATTTAATTTTCTATCTCTTATAAACCAATCACCACCTTCATTATTTAAAATTGATTTATCAAAATATTGAAAATTTTCTGAGTTAATCCTAGCACTTTCTG